CGAGTTTCCCCCCACGTTGTATAAGGCCCTCCCGATAACTCAAGAGCATCAGCGCTTTATTTGTTTTCGGGTTTCCTTTCAGTTCCATGTAGGCTTTTGCTATAACCGGAGCGGTTGTTGTCCCCATGTATGGCACCAGAGGACCTCTCATTTGAAAGCAATCTCTCACGTTTAGGTCTACGGCTGACCTGGAGTATGTCAGATTGAAAGAAGAGCCACGAACGTGTTCATTCCAAACTGTTGGATCAACTAGATCAAATGATAATGCCTCAATAGGAGAAGGAGACGTTACACCAACAATTTCTTTGCCCCATGAGACCCTTCTCAGCTCCTTCGCTAAGGCAGCACTGTCTGACCAGATTTCTGCCGGAGCTCTTAGCAGTCTCCATAGTGTATAACTCTCTTTCTGCTGACTCTTGCGACTTAGAACAAAAACAATCGAAGTGTCGGAGGATTGCCTGACCGCCTGAGTTCTAATTGTTCTTGCATTTGCGAACTTAATGATAAACATCTCTGAATCTTTCTCCTCTGTTATATCCCTAATTCCATGCATCAACCGAGGATTAATCACCTCCGCGGAGGCTAAAGCTTGATCCAGCTCTTTAAGTCCCACTTCCATTTTTTCGAGCTGCCGTCTGATCACCTCATTCTCAATGCCTGACAGTTTGAACGTTTTCAACGCCAGCCTTTTGATAGATTGAGCCGCATCCTCCTCTGTCGCTAGATTCAAGGAGTATGGAGAGTCAAACAGCTTAGAAAAGTCCTGTTCCGAACTAAAGGGTAAGTTTAGAATCGAAAGGAGTTGACTGGACTCAAGTTCGGTCAGGAAACCTGACTTTAGGGCCAATCTCGATATTGCCAGTCTATGAGTTATGTAGTCTCCGACCCCTCGCTTTTCTAAGTCGATAGGAGTGGGGAAAGGGAGCATTCCCAGGGCCGATCCTGCATAACTAGAAAGTAGCAGGAGGTTTAAGGCCTCTTCATCGGGGTCAACTACCTTCAATCTACGCCGGTTAACCATATCTCTTCTTCCCTTTACCTTCATCGGTCTCTTGTGCTCCGCTACATACGTCGGGTTTCCATATGGGTAACTCCACCCCTTCCAAGTTTGGGAGGTGGCCAGACTTTCCCAACCTTCCACAGCAAGAAAGCAGCCATAAAGATGTGGAAGGACTTTGTTATTGCACTGTTCAGATAAGGATTCCATTGAAGTTGATAGACCTGCCAACATCGTAGGGACATCCTGATATTGCTCCGAAGAGATGATATTTGAACTTGCTGCTTTTTTAACAGAAAGATTCAGATGCTGGGGACAATGCAGGTCCTTCCCATAGATTGACAGGTGCTCGCTAGTCAATGTCTCTGTCACTTTCAGACGAAGTCCACTCGCCCCCAAAGTTTTTTCTAGTTTCGTATCTATCTCCTCACTCACGTCCTTGATTCTTTTGTACTCTTGTCTCTTTATGATTCCCTTTTCATCCTGGAGCACAGGTATGGAGATAGTGAGGATGACATTGTCACCCTGACCCATTATGCTATGCGTCAGTTCCAACTCACCCAGCACTCTTGAGATTCTCATGAGTAAGCAGATTGTCCAGACATACTGGCACAGTCCCTCTATTCCACCCTTTAAACCTACGAATATCCCATCAGCCCAGGTATGTGGCTTTTTGACACCCATATCCTGCAATTCTTTAATTCTCCTGGTGAATGTCTCCAAATCTACCGGCACATCATTCGCACCATCAACAATCCAGCTTTTCTCAAACACTTCATGA